CCTCAAAGGGAGAAACAGTAAACTCGCTGGATCTTGGGGGTGGTGACTACGATCTTTCTCTAAACGTATCAGATCAAAAACCTTCTCAGTATCCCTACAATCAAGTCTCTGAATCTCCATCGGGTCATGTTATCGAGATCGATGATACGCCCGGCGGTGAGAGAGTTTTGATCAAGCATCGCACAGGTGCGGGTGTTGAAATGCGCGCCGATGGTACTGTTATCATTTCTTCAAAAAATCAGAGAGTAGAAGTTACAGGTGGCGATCAAACAACGATCGTTGAAGGGGAAGGTAATCTTGTTTACAAGGGTAATCTTACTCTTTCTGTCACGGGTGATTTTAATGTTGATGTCGGTGGCAATTATAACCTCAACGTCGCCGGTGATAAGTTCGAAGAAATTAAAGGACGACATACCAAAACAGTAAACCGTGACCAGAACTATACCATTCGAGGTTCTCGTGGCGCTCAAGTCATCGGAATGAATACTGAGACATTACTTGACGATCACAATGTTGTTGTCGCAGGAAATATGAACAACTTTGTTCAGGGTAACACAGAGATTCTTTCGGGTGGTGATTTCATTCAAACTGCTGTTGGGGAATGGGTAGCGGCATCTTCGATCGCAAACATCACAGCACGACACATTAGTATGATCGGGCACAAAGGAACCATTGGCGGTCCTCTCATGGACTACTACGGGAAGTCATACGGTGGATTTCCTGCGAAAGTTACGAATCTTGCGTGTTTTTACGGGTCTCTTGTGGGTAAAGCCGCAGAAGCAATACATGCTGACTATTCTATTCATTCTGCCAGTGCGGGTTTTGCGAAAGCGTCGGCAAGGGCGGTGCAGGCGGAGAAGGCTGCTGCTATAGGTGGACCAAGTGCACTTCCACTTCCACCAGAGGTTCCTGTTCCCGGAATCATGCCGTTCATTCCTATTCCACCTACAGCACCGATTCCTAATCCCGCTATTGTGGAACTTCAGTTATCATCAAGCAACTACGGAATTCGAAACGTGGCAGTTGATCCTAAATTAAAGAGTAAGATCACCAAATCTGATGATTATAAAGAATTGTTCAATCATGATCCATCGATTCATGAGATCCGTTCTAAACTCCGCGACCCTCAACACTTTGGTAACGGAAGTTTTACAAGTTATTTGGTATCTCAGGGCAAACTCAACGGGGATTTCAAAAAGAATATGCCGAAGAATATCGGGCGATCAGCATCCAAGACCGGAACTATTCGATTAGGTGTCAATCTGTTAGGTAACAACCCATCAGACAATCGCAGTAAACGATTCAAGGTGAATAAAAAATGAAGATATTAGTTGATCCTCAATATAATCCAGAGTTCGAATCGTCGATCACCTCTGCTACTAAATTAGGGCCAGGCATTACTTGTGCCAAGTTTTTAGGAGCACGAGGTTCACGTACACAGTTTCAAAAATTATACGCGGATGGATTCTTTGGCGCCCCTGATCTGAAACAGATCGCTCGCAACCTTGTGCTCCACACAAACGCAATGAAAACTGTCATAGGTAATACAACGTTTTCACAACATCGTTTGATTGTGTCCGAGGGAATATACGAACCTAATCCAAAGTTTGAAACCCAAGAAATACCATCGGGAAGCGAAGCGAAGGCAAAGAAACTCGCCCGAGAAAATTCTGGTGGGTCCTATGGTAAAGGTCCTGATGGCTGGGTTGCGAGAATACCTTTGTATGTTGGTGAACGCCCTTCTTCTAATAGTGTAAATGATTTGAGAAGAACTGGACGCGCTATCGTATATCAACTCATAAATAAAAACGGGCAGACAGATCCTCAGAAAACATTTGATCTGGCTGTTTTTTGGAAAGATTACATTGACTATGATAAACTGTCATTAGACTATGATACCTTTGATCCAACTGGCATCCTTACTTCACAGATTGTATTAGAAATGCCAAAGGTGCCTGCAAGCTTTGATGTCTCGTTCTCACACAATCTTGAGACAACCTTTAACGGCGAACTTCAAGCAAAAAACGAACTGCTAGAAATTCTCGCTGATTAATGGTATAAATAAAAAGAAAAGGTTTTCACAACCATATGACAAAGATTTTCTCTACAGAAGATGGTAATTTAGACACGAGTATTCGTATTGTAAAAGAACGAACATACTCGGATGTTGATCTGTCATTGTCTTCTAGAACATCTACTGACGGTGATGTTTTTAAAAAGACTGATGCGGCTTCTGTAAAGCAAGCCATTAAAAACTTGTTGTTAACAAATAAGTTTGAAAAACCTTATCGACCAAACTTTGGTGCGAACCTTTCTGGTCTTCTTTTCGAATTGATGTCTGATGATGTCGGCGAAGAGATGATTGACAATATCAAGAAAACAATACAAAGATACGAACCAAGAGCAAAGGTGTTGGGAGTCAAGGTAACAGCGACACCCGATTATAATAGTGTATCAGCAACAATTGAGTTTCGAATAATCAGTACAGGGCTTGTAGACACTTTAAGAGTGTCAATGAATCCCACTTCGATTACAGAGATTCCTCTTCTACCTTTTGAGATATCACCATTTATTTTATACAATGATATTATTAAGGCAGAAAATCTAAATAGACTCGTTACATACAACGGGGATTTGATTAAGAAAGATTTGGTCACACCCCCACCAAATGCCCTACTAACAGATCCTGATTCAGATATGATCTTTGCGCTTTACAACGGATTCGTTGAGGGTGTTCTTCTTGTCGATTCAGAAGAATTGAACGGTATACTTACTACTCCAGATGAGGATCAAATATACACCCAGTTTGGTGGAGACTTCATCATACCACAACAAGAAATTGCGTAATCGGAGACCGAAATGGCAACCACCATTAAATCAACAGACTTAGATTTTGATACGATCAAGAACAATCTCAAAGTGTTCTTGGCACAAAAACCAGAATTTGCTGACTACAACTTTGAGGCATCTGGGCTTTCTAATCTGTTAGATGTCTTAGCGTATAACACACACTACAATGGGTTGTTAGCGAACTTCGCTTTGAACGAATCTTTTCTGAGTACTGCTCAGTTAAGATCCTCTATCGTAGGTCTTGCGGGAGGTTTAGGTTATACTGTTGGTTCTAGGAAAGCGTCGTTCTCTGTTGTAAATCTAAGCGTGACAAACAACGACAACCCTTCAAGTATTACTATGCCTGCTGGAACTAGATTCTCAACGACAGTTAACAGTAAGAGTTATACATTCCAGACTCGGGATACTGTGACCGCTTTTTCTGATGGCACAGGTCTTTATAAGTTTACTCTAGACGGAAACAGAAATATTCCGATTTATGAAGGCGTGACTCGACGAAAGACTTTCATTGCGGGCCCTGTCTCAGAGAACGACACTTATGTGATACCTGTCAATAACTTGGATCTCGACACCGTTACTGTAAAGGTCTATAACAGTGTATCGTCTAATGATTTCACATTATACACGAACATTATCAACAGCACAACTATTAATTCCAATTCTGTAATATATGTTGTCAAAGAATCTCCTAACGGATACTACGAATTGACTTTTGGTAATGGTGTTCGTTTAGGTAAAACGCCGCAACCCGGTGATAAAATTGAAGTCGACTACACAACGGTTTCTGGTCCAGAAGCAAATGGCAGTAAATCATTTGTCCCCGAAGCAACTTTAGACGGTAAAACAATTAATGTCACTACTGTTTCTGGTTCCTCAAGCGGATCATACAAAGAAGAACTTGAATCGGTTCGTAAGAACGCACCTTTTCAATGGTCTGCGCAGAATCGTATGGTCACTGCACAAGATTATGCCGCTTTAATTTTACGAAACTTTTCGAATGTCATCACGGATATCAAGTCATGGGGCGGAGAAGACAACGTCCCGACCAAGTATGGGTCAATATTTGTCTCGATGGTTTTTGGTACTGACGATCCTGTTGTTATCGCAAACACCAAGGCGGACATCTTAACTCTAGCAAAAGATTTGTCCGTTGCTTCGTTTAATGTTGAGTTTGTAGATCCTGTTGAGACATATCTTGAAGTGGCAACTGTTATCCAGTTTAATCCTACACTGACATCAGTATCACAAACATCGATCGAGAGTGATGTCAAAGAAGCGATGCAAACGTACTTTGACACGAATCTTGGTGGATTCAGTCAATCGTTCCGCCGATCAAATATGTTAACAGACATTGACAGTAAAGATAATTCGATTCTTTCGAGTAGAGCCGACATCAAAATGCAAAATCGTTTTGTGCCTAGCCCTACAACACCATTACAGACAGTCATCTACTCAGCGGCGATATCCGCCCCATTAGACGACGGTTATGTTATTCAATCTGATACCTTTTACTACAATGGCAAGGTGTGTGTTTTAAGAAATTTACTTGAGTCTAGTATTATTCAAGTGATTGAGGTCTCGACAGGATTACCTCTCGTCGATAATATAGGATCATACTCAGCAACAGATGGCACTGTTAGTTTGGTTAACTTCACAGGTACACTGATTACAGGTAGTTACATACGAATCACTGCGTTACCTGCTAATCCATCAGTTATCAATCCTCTCAGAAGTAGTATCATAAGATATGACGCGCAGGCATCACGATCGCGAGCAGTACTCACAGATACGTTATAAATAACTAAATAACAGAATCGAATAAAGAGAATTAAACCATGACAGCATCGGTTACTAACAGTTTTAGGGAACATCTCCTTACACTACTCAAGTCTGACATTGATAGTGATGGTGTTCCTTATCATATCGGTATTGCTCAACCTGATTCTGATGCTTCTACTCCCCTCAACTCAGGTTCAATGTATGATCAAAGTAAGTTTAGGCACACGCTTCAGTCAGTAAAAGTGTTAAGCAATGTGTCATATGTTGTTCCTACAGTTACATGGGAGAGTGAAGTTCCATATGAAGCATATGATAATAACGATCCTTTTCAGACGAACTTCTATGTGATTAACTCTGCTCGGGAAGTCTTCTTGTGTATTGAACAGGGAAAAAATGCCGACGGGTCAGCCGGAAATTCTTTTATTGAACCCACATCAACACGAGCAAATCAACGATCAAAGACCTTCCAAACCGGTGACGGATATCTTTGGAGATATATGTACAAGCTGAGTAAACTTGCTTATGGTACATTGAGAACAAAAACTTA